CAAGAAAATGAGGTGCCTCATAACCTATATATTATATGTCATGACCCTTATGCTCAATCTAAATCAACAACTAATGAATCACTTGGGGCCGCATATGTTATTAAAAGACCTAATAACCTATCCAAACCGGATGATATAATTGTAGCTAGCTATGTCGGTAGACCACAAACACAGGATGAGTACAACAGAAATCTATTTATGTTGGCAGAATACTACAACGCCAAAATTGGATTCGAGAACGACCGTGGGGAGCTCATTGCTTACGCGAAAAGATATCGCAAATTACATAAGCTACAAGAAGAGTTTGAAATGCTGGATAAAAGAGAACTTAGGTCCAGAAACGTAAAACGTCAATATGGTATGCATATGACAGAACAACGTAAACGTCAAGGAGAATTATATATAAGAGATTGGTTAATTACTCCTAGAAATACAGATGAAGAAGGAAATACTACTCTTAATCTTCATAAAATCTATGATCCCGCTCTATTACAAGAGCTTATGAAGTTCAATCACAAAGGTAATTTTGACCGAGTTATGGCATTTATGGTAGGCATGTACCACACGCGAGAGTTATATAATAGAGAGGTGGTAGAAATTTTAGCAGATCGATCTCAAGATGATTGGTTCGAACGTAATTATAACTAATTTTGTAACAATGTATCTAGGAGCTAATAAGATCCCTCAACAGAGATTACCTCTGTCTAAAAAAACTAAGAAGTGGAGAGAAGAGTGCGTAGAAGCATATATCGACATCTCCAGGTTTGGGTTATCGGAAAGAAAAAGTTTTTTAAAAACACTTTATGATTATTATAACGGGGTCATTGATGAGACCGATTATAAGCACGTACTTAAACCTTACGGTAAAAGGAGAGAAAACTTCCCGTCTACACTTAAGAACTACCCAATCATTAAACCGATTATTGATCTTTTAATTGGGGAGAAGTCTAAGCGTCCATTAAATTTTACAGTTACAGTAACTAACGGAGACGCAATTAGTAAAAAAGAAGAGGAGAAGAAAAAGAAACTCATGCAAGCTATGATACAAGTGTTTGCAGAAGAGTTAGAAGGGCAAGAAGCTAATACAGATCTCCCAAAGGAAGTAATGGAGCAGTTTGAAATGTCTTATGTAGACAGACGAGCTATTCAAGGGCAAAACGCTCTTAACTACATTATGCAAAATGAAGAAGTTTATGATAAATTTCAAAAAGCATTTTTTCATTATTTGATCTCAGGTGAATGCTACACTCACAAGGGTGTACGACGTAATGAACCTTTCTATGATGTGATTAATCCACTTGATGTAGATTATGATAAAGATCCAGATTTAGAATTTGTAGAAGATGGGGACTGGTCAATGGTCCGACGCTTTGCTCATGCATCTACGATTATAGATCATTATGGGGAATACTTAACAGATAACCAAGTATTAGAACTTGAGAATCCTAGACATTCTTCTGTTGACACATACTTGTTATACAGATCAGAAGCATCTGGGGGAGATGCTAATGTATCTCGCAATAGAACTATTGAGGTTATTACTGTATATTGGAAAAGCCGTAAACGTATAGGTTTCCTAACTTATGTAGATCCTACTACAGGTATGGAAGAAGAGATGGAAGTTATAGACGGATTTCGTATGCCGGCAGAAATGAAAGCAGCAGGAGGTAAACTTAGATACGAATGGGTAAATGAAGTATGGGAAGGTACTCGTATTGATGGGAGGTTCTATGTAAATATTAACCCAATCCCAAATCAACGTACTTCATTAGATAACCCGTCGTTTTGTAAACTCCCAATTAATGGTAGACGTTACTCTGATATAAATTCAGAAAACATATCACTAGTATCTTTAGGTATCCCATTCCAACTAAATTATAATATCTTTAAGTACCGTATGGAGTTAGCTCTTGCTCGTAGTAAAGATATCATAGCTCAATTTGACATTAACATGATCCCAAAGAAATGGGATTTAGATAAATTCATGTACTATGTCGAAGGCACCGGTATTGCATGGGTTGATTACAATAAAGAAGGTATACAACTGTCACCGCAACATCAGTCTGTGTTAGATATGTCAATCAAGACTATTGGGCAATACATTCAATTATTAGAATCTATTTTTTCTGAGTGGGAACGTATATCTGGAGTTAACAGGCAAAGACAAGGAATGGTTGGGCCGTATGAAGGTAAAGCATCTTCACAACAAGCCATTATGCAATCGTCACATATTACAGAAGACTTGTTCCGTAAGTTCAATAGATTTGAGCAACGTGAAATGCAAGGTTTACTTGACTACTCTAAAGAAGCGTGGATTTCTGGAAAGAAAGCTATGTATGTAATGCCGGATAATCAAATTGATATGTTTGAGCTAGAGGCAGAAGATCATATGGAAAGTGAATATGGTATCTTTGTATCTGATGCGGGTAGAGATCTAGAAAAGTTAGATCAAGCTAAGCAGTTATCTCAAGCTATGATTCAAAACGGAATGAAAACTTCTGAAGTACTTGAGTTGTTCGATACAGAAAACTTTACAGGTATTAAAGCTAAAATTGCTAAAGCAGAACGTGCTCGTGAAGCTCTTGAACAAAAACAACAAGAAGCTCAGCAACAACAACAGCAGCAGGAAATGCAATTAAAGCAACAAGCGTTACAACAAGAGCAGCTTGAAAAAGATAAAGACAGGCAAATTCAAATAGAAACTGCTTTAATACACGCCGAGGCTAATGATTCTACAGGCAAGCTAAATTTAGATTTAGAAAAAATGCTTAAAGAACATGAAATTAAACAACGTGAGCTTTCTATTAAAGAAAAAGAGATAAGTCAAAAGAATGACGCTCAATAATAAAAATAGAAGAGAGCTTCTAGATAGGGCTAGAGCATCAGATTATCCTGGATCTATCATTGATATATATGATGGGTACCGTAAAGGTAGAGATGTAATAGCTGAATTTGAAGCGCAAAAGCAGGGTAACATTGCTGTATCCCCGTCGCAGCAACAAGCCGGACTTGGCCCTGCTCACCAGGCCGGAGGGACAGACCAGAGTATGATATTTCCTAATATAGGACCCAACGCTACTATGACTACAGCGAATAAAGGGATCAAAGCTAACCTGGACGTTAAAGGGTATGATGGTCGAGGCCATCTAGTAAAATCGTATGAGTCTGTCCCGCCTGGTGTTAAAGCCCTACCTATGGGCCCTAGAGCAACCACAGTAGTAGAAACCCCATCTCGCTATGCAAGGCTTGGTGGATTCTTAAGTGATATATAGTAATAGCATTTATAAAAAATAATTTTATACTTGCACCCTTAAAACCAAACAAATAAATTTGCAATGAGTGATGAAAAAAAATTAGACTTCAGTGCTATTTCCTTTGACGATGTTATTGGAGATGGAGCCGCAGGACTAACAACAGAAGCTCCTCAAAATGTTGAGGAAACCGTAAGTGAGGAACTTGTTAATGACGAACTCGATCAAGACATTGAGGAAGTCCAAGAACCTTTAGAAGATAACAATGATGAAGTCGAAGTCAGCGATTCAGAAGAATACGACGACCAAGATGAAGTCGAAGACTCTGACGAAAACCCAGATTCTAGTGTAGCTTTAGAAATAGCAGAAACATTAGGAATGGACTTAGAAAATAACTATGCTGATACAGTAGAAGGATTAACTGAGTTTGTTAGAGACATGTCTCAAGAAGTTGCAGAGAATCAGATTGAAGATCTGTTTCAGCAGCATCCACTAGTACAACAACACTTAGACTATGTCCTCTCTGGAGGTGAGTCTGAAAAGTTCTTTGAAGCATACAATCCTAAATTGGATTACAATAACTTCACAATCAATAAAACTGATTCTGGGGTACAAGCAGCAGTATTATCTCAATACTTTCAAGCAAAAGGGCACGAGCCCGAGTTTATTCAAGAACTATTAGAAGATTATTCTGATAGTGGTAAACTTTACGATAAAGCAGAAGCAGCTAGGCAAGCATTAGGCCAAGCTCAAGCTTTAGAAAGAGAAAATATGTTAGCTAATCAGCAAGAGCAATATGAAAAGCAACAAGAAGAACAGAATGAATTCTGGGAAGGAGTTGCAGAAACTATAGAAGGTGGCAATGAGTTTGCAGGGATTCGTATCCCAGATGCAGATAAATCTAACTTCTTTGATTACATATCCGCTCCCGTAGACGACAATGGTCGCACACAAAGAGATGTTGATTACGCTGAGGCTGATGTAAATGTGAAACTAGCTATAGACTATCTAATGTTTGGTGGATTCAAACTTGATGAAATCATTGATACTAAAGCTAGAACTAAGAGTGTACAAGGACTCAAAAACCGTATTGTTCGGAACGAAGCTCAAGTTAAAAACGCTAGAGGAGCTCAACGTTCTAAACCTAAATCATTTGATCCAGATCAACTGGACATAAACGCGCTTTTTTAAAATAAGCAATTAACTTTTAATAATATATAATCATGGCATTGACTAACGTACTAAAAACGTACTACAATGATTCGCAGATGACTGACACCAATTCGTTGGTCAATGCGTTGATGGAGAAGCCGGAAGAGCTGTCTCCAATTATCACGCACCTCGCAGGGCGTGAAGAAAAGAAATTCCCATTGTCTTTCATGACAGAGGGAGTAGGTAACACTAAATCTATCGATCGTTTTGAATACGAGTACCGAGTGAAAACTCATGAGGTAAACGTTCGTCCGGTTGTAGCTGCTTCTGGAACAGGAGCTGGTGGTGCAACTTTTACTATTACTTTCCCAGATCGCTGGTTTGTATTCCCATACACTCTAGTTTCTGAAAATGGGGTATTAGCTCGTATTATGGAAGAACCGTCAGCTGTAAGTGGCGGGTATCGCTATACTATGAAGCTTGTATCACCAGATCAAGCCGCTCTTGTAGACACAGATACTACTGGAGATCTTGCACCTGGTGCAATGTGGGGTCAGCTATACGCTAACGTAGGAATTGACTTCTCTCGTGGAAACGCTTCTAACTGGAGTGCACCTGGCTTAGTTCGTTCTAAGATTGGAACTATTCGTAAGTCTTATCAGTTTTCTGGTAATGCAAAAGACTACGTTGCTCAATTTGAACTCCCACTAAAAGAAGGTTCTACTACTAAACTTTGGATGGACTATGAAGAGTACCGTCATATGTTGAAGTTTAAGGAAGAGTGTGAGATGTACTACTGGTATGGCCAGAAGACTCATGACTCTACCGGTCGAACTAATATGGTAGATGAAAATGGACAACCAGTTGTTTCTGGTCCTGGTTTATTCGAGCAGATTATCAATAAAGATTCTTACTCTACATTAACTCAAACTAAAATTGAGGATGTGATTGGTGACTTATTCTACGGAATGACTGACGCTACTGATAAACAGGTTACTTTGTATACTGGTATTGGGGGAGCACGTGAATTTGATAAAGCTATGCGTAACTACTACGCTAGCGGCAATGGTGGGGCTACTAGTGTTACTGCAGGACAGCGTGGCTACTTAACTACTTCAGATTCTAAGTTCATTACAGGTAGTGGACGTAGTCTTGGTGTTACTGGTTACTTCAACTCTTATGACCACATTGATGGACATACAGTAAACGTAGTTAAAGTTCCATTATTTGACCATGGTCCTGTTGCTCAGGCTTCTAGGAAGCACCCAGAGTCGGGTCTTCCATTAGAGTCTTATCGAATGACATTTGTTGACCAGTCTACTTATGACGGAGAAAACAATCTCCAAATGATCAATAAGAAAGGTCGTGAAATGTTGCGTTGGGCTGTTGCTGGTTCTGTTGTGCCTAAGGGCTTTACAGGGTCTGACACTCGCGCTAGTGATATAGACGGTGCTTCCGTACACATGCTAAAGACAGCTGGTATCCTGCTTCGCAGATTTGATACTTCGCTTGATATGACTTGTACTGCATCGTAATTTGCGTTTGGTTTGCAAAAGGGGGGAGCAATCCCCCCGATTGCATCAATTATATAAAAAAATAAGTTATTCTTCTTAATAAAAGAACAGCTTAGTTATTCTTTCTAAACTTAAAAGAACATGAGAAAAATTTACATTCGACGAAAGGAGACTTCAAGTTTCCTACCAAAAGAGGTCCGAGTAGGAGCTCGAGTTACAATTGGTTCTATATTTGTAGGACGACAACCACTCAGAGGAGTGGAAGGAGAAGAGGCTAAAAAGTACCTACCAGGTCTTATAGGTCTACCGTATGATCACCCAGACTTTCCTTCGCGGGAAAAAGATTACTGGGCAAGTCTAAGAGTTAAAGTCCCATTTGAAGGAAAAGAACTTGATATTAGTACTCACGAAGATGGTAGTCCTATCAATGTTGAAGATTACATTACTTATAAATGGTGTATGAAACACAGACAAGTAGTTGAAACTAAAGAAGAAATGACTACTACTTCAGGTGCTAGATTCTACATATACGATCCTCAAAAGGATTTAATTAAAAAGAACGCAAGAGTTAAAATTGCAAAAGAAGCAGATAAAGAGTTTATTAAAGCTTCTTCAGATGTTGCAAGAATGAAAAGATTATTAAGGGTATTAACGAATACAAACCCTGATAAACTTACAGATCTAGAAATTGAAAATAGTTTGTATGATTTAAAAACTAAATCACCTGCTAAATTTCATAAAGCAGCCATAGATAAAGATCTTGATCTTAAAGATGAGATTGCTGAAATGGTACAACAAGATATCATTCGTAAGATAGGCAACCAGCATATCCACGGTGATGAAACAATAGGAGAAGATTTAACTGATACTATTGTATATTTTAAAAATAAAAAGAACTCAGGAGCAATAAATGCACTGAGGGCAAAACTTAAAGAAGTCAAGTGACAATAGAAGAGATGCATATCGCTGTTAACCTGGGAGTCCAAAAAATTGGGTCTTTCCAGGTTGACAATCTCTTGCCTGAAGAAATAGACCATGAGCTTAATTTAGCTCAGCGTCGTTTCATCAAGCAAAAATACTCTGCTACGTCAAACCCAAAACAAATTGGATTTGAACAATCGCAAAAAAGATTAGATGATCTTCGTAATTTAATTGAAGATTTTACAGCTTATGAGAATTTCTATATGGGTCCTATTTACACATCTAGCTCTAAAGGAGATATTTTTGTAGATCGATATAAACTGCCTTTAGATTACATGCATTTAGTTAGCGTTAGAAGTGAGGTTAAAGATGGATGTAATAAAGCTATTCAAATAAGGATTGAAGATCAAAGATTTGAATATTTACGTATTCCTATTACAATAAATTTAAGAGGTTTTTATCTTACTAGTATTCTTCTTGCAAATAGTGATGGGGGTGTAAATTCAATTAAAAGTAATCCTAATGGATTAACTATAGATGATCTTAGACGAGATGATTATCCTTATGGATTACAACCTAGTTTATCATCAAATGATACATTTAGTGATCTTACAAGTAATAGTTTATCTGCAGATTCACCTGTTGCAGATGCAAATGAAATTTTCTTAAAAAAATCTAAAACTGATGGAATAGATGCGGATGGTAATACCAATAGTTTTTCAATAGTTACAGCAGATGGTCTTGGGGCTGAAAGTGCGGGAGCTTATGCTATTTTAGTATTTACTAATGCAAGAGGAGAACAAGAAAGTATAAATGTTATGCAACCTCCTATTTCTGCTAGAAACCAATCACGTAAACATAATCCTACATCTAAAAATGATTTTTTAGTTAAAAGAACACTTTGCAAGTATGTTCAACAGGATGATATATATAAAGTATTAGATGATCCTTTTTCTTCAACAAAAGCATCATCACCATTGTATACAGTTCAAGAAAATTTTGTAGATTTGTATTCAACTATAACCTTTTTACCAACTACTACAGTAATAAAGTATTTAAGGAGACCAGCTATTATGCGCAAAGCAACAGGAGCTGGTTCCGAACTGCCTGAACACACTCATGACGAGATCATAGAGATGGCAGTTAAAAGCATTTTGGAGACAATTGAATCTCCAAGATATCAATCACAATCTAACGAAGTGTTGGAGAGTGAATAATTTTTTATTAATCATGAAAAAATAAATAATCATGAATCAAGTTTTCGTTTCGAATCATATGAGTGGAATCTCAGATAACTCTCATGCACTATGGAGCACTTTAGCACATACTACAGGGGCCGCAGCAGGTCACGATACCTGTATGGTAGGTATTTGGGATCCAGTTGGGGGAACATTCCTAGATGGGTCAACAGCTGCTCTTTCACTTATAAATGCACGTAATCTTGCAAGTGCTGCTGCAGCTCTTGCTAATGCTGATTGGGATAAGTCCTCTTCAGGTACAAGTGTTTTAGCAGATGATACTGACCTTACAGGTGCTGGTGGTGTTGTTAATGTACGTCCTTCTAGTCCACAATGGTTGAACAACCAGTTCCAAATTGTGCAGGCTATGCCAAGTGGTAATCCAATTGCTTCCCCAATTATCCATAGTAATCAAGTTAAAAGATTAAGTTATAACTTTAGTGTTGAACCAGTTTTGCATCAATTAGATATTGATACTGATGCAGGTCTTAACCCGGTTGTAGAAGGTGACACTATGAAGCTTATATTAAGAATACATTATACGAATGATGTTGCATTTTATGAAGCTCAAGTTAACCCAAGTGGATCTGTAACTTCTGTTACTCCTGCTTTGTCTAATGCTTTTAATAATCCTCAACGTATTTATAAAGTAGAAGTTGCTGCTACTAATGACACTGAGGCTGATCAGTCTGCTGTTCTTGTTGCTGCTATCAATGCTGATCCTACAGTTAGCCAACTTGTTACTGCAACTGATGACGGTGATGGTCTTCTCCTTGAAGCTAAGTTCTTTGGAACAGTCCTTAATGCTACAGTTACTAAAAATGGTGATACAGCAGGTGTTGTTCTTGATAATTCAGGTGATGATATGACTATTGGTGTTGGATCTTACGCAGAAGTTCTTTCTGCTGAGAAGAAAGCTCAATATTCACAGGGGCATTTCAATAGAATGTATCTCCCAACAGGTGGGGTAACTATGGCATCTACGACTGCTGGTGGTTTGTCTTCTGAAACAGCTTTGTATAATAGGCTTGTTATTGAGTATGTTAACGGTAATTCAGCAATGCCTGGATTTAATGCTCAAGGCAATACTTCTACAGTTACTTTGTATACTCCTAGAGCAACATTTGCTAATGAGGATACTGGAAAAGGTTTAGAGGCAGTATTTGGTTTACAGAGTGCTTCAGATACAAATGTAGAATATATTTGGTAATTATTAATCTATAAATTAATGGGGGTGCAATTGGGCACCCCCTTTAATACTTTAAAAACATGGCATCAAAAGCAGTATATAACGACACTAAAGTTAGAGTGAAAGCTACTAAGCTTCAACCTAGAACTCGATACACTATTGAGATTACAGATCTTACAAGTGGGGCACGAGCTTCTTTTTCTCAGAATTCTAGAAAAGGCACTTTTACTAAAACAGTTCATTTAAAAACTGCAGGTGTTGTGCGTACTATTATACGAGATTCACGTGGTGGAGTAGTTAAGGAAAACTATTCGGTTTCTACTGCAGAGATAGATTGCTGCATAGCAAAACTCGTACATGATGCAATTAATTGTACATGTAAGTGCAATAAGTGTGATGAAGATTTACAACGAGCTCAAACAATTCATCTTCTTCTCCAATCAGCTAAACATGAAGCCCATGTATTAGGGGCTGCAGAAACAGCTAATCAAAAAGTTTTAAAAGCAAAAGAACTATGTACCGAGGTCTGCGCATGCGGATGCTAATACAATTATAAATGGCTGGTAAGTATACAAAGAGTAAGAAAAAAAGTACAAAAACTACTAGTACTACAATAAGTTCTGTATCAGGAGGTACTAAAAGTGTTAGTAGTTCTGGAAGTGTAGGTAGTGGTGGAGGTCGAACTGATGATCCAAACGCTGGAAGTTCTGGTTCTGCTAATTTAAATTTTAGACCTTCTCGTCATTTTTACGTAGTTCCTACATCTGCTGACTTTCGATTAGAACATGCTGCTACAACTGTAATAGCTCCATACAAAACATATTTAGGACAATTAGGCCCTTATGTAGGAGCAGGAGGAAAAGTAAGTGATGATGTTGATAATAAATTTTATGTTGGTGCTCAAGGATTTGCAGAAGTAGTTGGCGTAGTTCCTACTAAACTTACAATAGGTAGAGAAGAAACTACAGGAGCCAAACTACTACAGGACCACATAGAAGCTATAAAGTATAACTATTTATCAAATGGTCATAAAACAATTTCTATTATTTATCCTAAGTCATCAAGTAAAGATATTAGAGAACGTATTATACAATTTAATGTTTTATTTAGTGATGGATCTGTTATTACAGTAAAACAACCTGTAGTATCTAACACCTTAGTAAGCGGAAATGGTATAGTAGCTGAAATAGATACAGGCGGTCTTCACCAAAACCCTGTGTTTAGAAACCTAAGAAATAATGGAGGTATATCTTTTAAAATAGGTGCTCCCGCAGGCAGAGGTACTGTGACTTCTTTTATATCTGCAGGAAGTTGGATTAGAGGAAATTTTAAAGGAGGAGATAATTTAACTCCAAAAAAACATTTATGGTGGAAAGTTACAGGAAGACGTGAAGGAGGTGTTGGAAAAATTGGAGCTGTTTTTCATCAACAAGCTTACGAATCATATGGAACAGCTGGAGGTAGTAATTCTGTTAACGGGATTACATACGGTCTTGAACCGACTGTTCGTTTTAACTGGAAATCACGATATGGTCTAGCAGATAGAAATTCTTTTGCTGTTAAAACTGGTGCAGATTCGTTTGAAGGTTCTGCTGCTAATGAATTAGTAGGATCTAGTTTATACCCTAGAGGTTATTCTAAATATACTATAGCTGGAAATTTAACAAGTAATAACGCAAGGCTTCCACGATGGCAATCTGTAAATAAACTAGGAGCTATAAATTATGAAGAAAATTCTGACGCCTATTCACAATATCCTACTAATAGGTTTGGTCCTGTAAATTCTCATTATAATGGAGGAGTTGGACACACAATACAACAAGATGGATTATGTATTTCTTTTAAATTGTTAACTAATGAAGCAGATGCATCTAGTTTTCAGCCTCGTAATTTAAATAGAGCCCATGAATCATTAGCTCTTTCATTACGAGGATTTTTAAAAGGGTTAACAGAAAGTGTTTATATTAGTGATGGAGATGGCGATGGTGGATATGGTGGTGGCGACGGTGGTGGCCACGGTGGTGGTGATGATCACCCTGATGGACCTGATGGAGGTGGTGGCCATGGTGGTGGAGGTGGAAATGGAGATGATGGAGATAACGGTGGAGGGGGACCTAGTTATCCTGACCATGGAGGTTTTGGTGTAGAAGATGATTTTGGACTTGGTAAAAGAATATCTGGACTAAATACTGGGTCAGTAGAAATACCTAGTTCTGATCCTTTTAATATAACAGCTAATTATTATAATAATAATTTATCAGCTGGTGAGATTTGTATGAAAACTCCTGAAGCAGGAGATACACATATATCTATTGGCCAAGGACCTGCTGATACAATTGCAAATTTAATTACAGGAAACAGAAATTTATTTTTTACACCTGTAACCGGAGGTTCAAATCTTAAGCAAAGAGCGGTATTTGCAGCTGCGATGGGAAGATCAGTAGGTGAATATAGCTTATCAACTAGCCAATGGTACGCTGATGAAGTTTTTGTAAATGATGAGACCTCAGGAAGTTCTGCTGATACTATAGGAGTTATATTACCATTTATGGGTACTAATATTCGTCAAGGTTTTAGAACAGGAGAAAGAGGAGATTTAGCGCCTGATCCACAAAGTCCAAATTACAGGGGAAACGTAGTAATGCAAGCTATACCTTTTTTTAATTATATAGATTTTCCAGTAATTGAAAATGTTTATGAGCATGTAGATAAAACAGGTAGACAATCAAGGATAAAAGATGAAATTACAGAATTTCCTGCTGCTCAAGGAGTACCTGATTATGTAAGTAATAGCACTTATACTAAATCTGGAGCTACGTCAGCTACTAGAGCTATAAATAAATTACCTGTTGAGTTAAATACATCTATATTTCCTTCCACATTTAATGGATTTAAAGCTCCTGCATATGTAAATGTAGATCCAAATACAACTTATACAATAGATAATAAACATGCTCCTGGGAATATGTCAAGTGGTAATCTACCTACCATAGGATTTGATAGAGAAACAAGACAACCTTGGGGACGATTAAATATAGACTATGGGAGTAGCCTTTATAGTAATTACCTTATAAGTGGATATCTTCAAGATACTTTTGCTTATGCAGCAGGAAAATTGTCTAATTGCATGGTGTTTTATAACACTAGTATTGAATTAAACTATGCAGAAAATAGAAGTTTATCTCCTAAATTAAAATTTACGCAAAAACTAGATTTGTCAGTAGAGTCTTTACTGCAAGCTGTGCCGATAAATGGTTTTATACAAAATGCTTTTGAGCTTCCACAAGACCTTTTTAGCTTACAATTTCAAACAAATTTAAGTAGTGGAGCTACTACAGTAAATTCAGAGCCACAAATTGACAGTGATTCTAATATATATGATATATATGATTGGAAATACACTCCTGGACGTTTTTTAGCAGATAATGCTTTATTTCCTATAAATACGGATGACATAGCTTCAGAAAGTGACATTACCTTTTATCGGAAGCTCGATATATCAGATTATGCGTACTTATTAAATGCTAGTGAATCCACTGCACAAACAACTACTATTATATTAGATGAAGAAGCTCCTGATAATGCAAGACCTTTTGTAGATATAGATGTAGAAGATATTCCTAGTGAAGGTTGGAATAATATTAATTCAAATAATTTGCAATTTAATGCTGCTAGTCAAATTGTAATATCTAAAACAACACAACCAATAGGTCATATTGGAAATATTTTAACAGGTGCAGATACTCAAAATTTAATATGGTCACGAGAATATAATTTTGTTGTTCCTGGATTAACTGATTATGAAGGAGGGTTTGATACTGACGAAGTGCGTGGATGTATGGATGCTGATGCACAAAATTTTAATGCAGAAGCTACAATTAGTGATGGTAGTTGTATTTATTGCAAACCTAAAAATAGTGATATTGTAAATCCACATTTATATATTCAAAATGGAATTAGTGGAGTAATTCCTAACCAAGCTGCGGCAGGCCAGTTTATTTTAGATGCTCCTAAAATGGGCAATGGAAGTTCATATGGTCTAGGAGGATACGTAACTAACTCATCTTGGGCTATAGGTAATATTGGAAATGCTGTTAATTATGCAGATCCTACTTTAGGAATAGCAATTAATAATCCAGCAACAGCTGCTCCTTTTACATCTATGCAATTTGAAGCTAATGTAAGTCTTACAGGTATAATAAATGCTGCTCAATCTGCAGGATCTACTGTAAATACAGAAGCATGGGCAGAATATTGGATAGAAAATCTTCCTCCTGAATCATTTAGTCTTATTATATACCCAATTGATGCATTTGATGAGGATCATTTTAATTGGGGTACAACAAATACATTAGCAACATATACTCAATTACCAATTTTAGAAGGGTACAGTAGTGTAATTACTTTAGAAAATCAAGGAGATTCTCAACAAATTAAATTTGGAACAGATTATCCTAGTGATATAGGTAATGTTTCTTTAGGGCTTGAGCCAGGGCAACATTATTTAGCAGTACTTCAAATTCAACCAGTTGGATGCAATAGTAATTTTTATCTAGCTTATAATTTTTGGGTTCTATATTGTGATTGTAATCTTGAAGATGCAAATAATTTTGGAGGAAATAACTGGAATTATCCTTGGAGTAATGTAAGCGCATTTCCAGGAGGATGGGGAGGTACTCATAAATTTTGTTTTGAAAATCCTACTTCAAGTAAAGGATGGCGTAGAACTAAAAAAGGAGCAAATGATGAAGAAGATCCAGGCTTATGCGAATTACCAGAAGAATATACTGATTGTAGTCAATTTATAGATTGGTGTGTTGTAAGTGATACTTTTGATTGTGAGCTTACGGGAAATGTTGCGTCGGGTTTCCAAAATATAGGAACTGGTACTTTAAGTATAAATGTATATGGTGTTTACACAGGATCTGAAGCAGAGTATTCAGAATATGCTTTATATGTAAATGGGCAATTATTTGAATTTAAAATTGAGCTTCTTGATATTAATACAGGTATAATAATAGATACAATTATTGTAGATGATCTTGATGATTATCTAACTTTGTCTGGAGGTATCTCTCCGCAAAATATGCAATTTGTACAAGTTCTTTTTGAAGACATCCCAGAAGGAAATTATTACGTACATCTTACTCAATTAGGGGCATTATTCCCAATGCAAGATCCAGATGGTGCTTTATGCACATATGTACATCCAAGTGCAGGCTCTAATGAAGTAACTATTGGAGGAGATGAACCTTGTGATAATGATATTATTTGTGATTGTAATGATCCTGCTGCATATAACTATAATCCTAATGCTACTACTGTTGTTAATGGAGTACCTTTTGATGAGTGTAATGATCAATGTTTATATGAAGACTGTAGTGAGATATTCTCTCAAGTACTAATTACAGACGTTATTACAACTAACTCAACTGCAGAATGCGCAGAAATAGAAATAGATACAGATAGTGATGGTGTAAATGATACTACTAGTTATTATTTAGCAGATACTGCATCTGGAACTGCATCTTTTGGAGTAAGTAATTTTGATGCTAGCCAAACTGTAGGAAATAACCTTGTAACGAATGGCAATTTTAGCGCAACAAGTACAACAAAAATACTTGATGGAAACTTTCCTTCACCTAACGTAAATTGGATATTACATTCATCCACAATAAACGGAGGAAGCGCGACTATTACGGGTTTAGGTAGTTTAACAAGTACGGGAAACAATTGGAGCGTTTCACAAAATGTCATTGATATTGGTGTTCGTTCTTACAAAGTAACTTTTACAGCAAAACAATTAACGGGTACAGGTGCTATGTATGGCGGTATAGGTTATAATAATATCTTTAACCAAGTTGTCACGGGTGAATTTGTTACATATACATTTCATCAACATAATGTTGTCACGGAGGGCAATGGAACTCGCGTAGCATTTGGCGGTGTTTTAGCAACTGGAGGAGAAACAGCAAACACGTTTGAAATAAAAGACGTTGTAGTTCAGGAACTCGGCGAAGATTGGACATTTGGAACGGCTTGGAGTATAACTCTGGACGATAGTTTAGGGTCTAGAGCTTCAGTAGATTCTACTGAAACTCGTCTTTTAAGTCAGTCTACTATAAATTTAGTAGCTGGAACTTTTTATAAAATTACTTGTGAAGTAAGTAGTTACGCAGCAGGTGCATTGCAAATTCAATTTGGTGGCCTTCAGGTATTAGGCAGTACAACTAGTGACGGAGTATTTACTGTATTTGGTACGCCAGCTACTAACGGCTTACCTCTTTATTTGTATGGAGTTGCTATAGATGGTGATGTAGATTTTTCAGTAGACAATGTCTCAGTTAAAGAAATTGAAGTTACAGACTTTAATATTGGTATTGTTTCTCTTTTAAATGGAGATCAAAGTACAGGAACCCAAACATTATTCCAGTATTATAGTAATAACTCTGAAGCAATAATTAGTGCAGCACCAGGTACTGCTAGTATAATAACTCAAAATGGAGTAACTGTAGGTGCATTTTTATCACTAAATCAAACTACAATACCATCTGGAGTTTTTTCTGCAAATAATTTATATGCAGGAAATTTCTTAGCATTTGCAATACCAGTATCAACAGCTGTTAGTCCTGAAACTAATAACATTGAAACTTGTGAAAACGAGCTATTAGAGATTTTAGATAATTTTGCTACTTTTCAAATTTTATTAGATACCTCATCAATTCCTGATGGGTCATGTCCGGAAGGATGTAATGAAGTTACTAATCCAGAAGATTGTGATGATTATGTTGCAGGATGTACAGATGAATCAGCTAGTAATTACAATCCTTTAGCTACATACGATAGTGGAGATTGTGAGTATGGAGGAGCTGAAGACTGTGTTACTACACCAAGTTTACCAGAATGTGAGGAGTGTGAAGGAACATCAGATGCTCCTGGAGGAGGTTTAAGAATGTGTGATGAAGTAAATGGTAATGAAGCAGGATGTATGGATCCTTTAGCTTGTAACTATAATGCAAATGCTGTTATAGCAATGCCATTTTTATGTGAGTATTGCTGTGACGGAGATGATGATTGTGTAGAAACTGGAGAAGATGACGAGTGTCAAGATGAATTAGGAAATATTGATCCTGATTGTGTTACCTCTGAATGCCCAGATCCTACTAATCCAAATTGTGGTCAACCTCCAATAAATCCATGTCCTAACCCAGGCGATTGTCCCCCACCCCCAGTTCCAGATTGTATACAATTAGGAACTTGTGGAGATGATGATGATTCTACAGATGACCCAAATGTTATTATAGACGATGTAAGTGTAGATGTAATATCTTGTGATCCATTATTTAATGGGCTAGAATTTAGCCAATGGCAAGAAACTGCTATGACATGCTCTGCTGAAAAAGGCACGCAAATGTTATTTAAACTTCGTTCTGGAGTTAAGCAAAGTAAAACAGATATGATTAAATTAGTATTAATTAATTATCTGTTTAATCAAGGATTAGACTTACCTTGCCTATACAGTTGCGATGCAGAAACAAAAACACTTCGTAATCGTAATGTTGTTAAAGATTGTTTAAGAAATTGGGCACTAAGTGGTTCACAAAACTGGACTCCAAAAAGTACTTACTTAAAAGGAGAAACAGTTAGAGTACTTAAAAATGTAAGAGGTCAAACAAAAGCTTCTTATTATATAGCTAAACAAAATATTCCTGCGCAACAAGTTAGACCTGATACTAAGATTCCTAATAATAGTTTTTGGGAATTATGCAGAACAAGAAAACCTCAAGAGTCTTCTGTAAAAGGTGCAAATTACTTACAAACTTTATATGAGTTTATGATTAAGCATTGCGAAAATTGTAGTATAAGACCTAGAGGTACTGAAACTTATCAAGGTAATGATAACGTTAAATCAATTCAATCAGGATTATCAGATGCTGATGACAACGAAATAATATTCTAAAATGGCACGACAAATTGTAGAACTAAATTTAAAATCTAAAAGTGATTCTATCTCTGATGAAAGAATTCCTTTACAGAATAAAAAAACTAATCAAACTAGTGCTTATAAACTAGAAGATTTATTTCCTATACTTCAAGATGGAAGTACTACATCTGGTAGTAAAAGTTTAGGTAGCGCTTTAGGTGTATCTACTCTTACTCCTTTATTTGTAGGAGGAGGGTTTGGTAATACTATAACAGGTAATGAAAAGAATACACTTATCTTTAAAGGTATTAGATCTAATGACACTGTTATTGAAATTAAAAATGAAACCTTAAGCTCAGATCTTACTAAAACTAATTTAGTTATTGATTTTAATCAATCTCTTTTAGATCTTAGTGCTTGTAGTAATAGTTCATCTGGATTTTTAAGCACTGTAAATCTAACTTCTAATGTAGGATCTACTATTCTTCCTGTAGCTAATGGAGGTACTGGTGTTGCAGCACTTGCTGATAAAGCTGTTCTAATTACACAAGATAGTGGAACAGATACAGTTGCAGCAGCAGCAATGTCAACAAATGGACAAATCCTTATTGGGGGCTCATCTGGTCCTGCAGTAGCAACTATTACAGCAGGTACTAATATGACTGTTACTAATGCAGATGGGGCAATTACACTTGCTTCTTCTATTGGTACTATTTCTGCTGACTTAGATATGCAGAACTATGATATTGACTTAGGGACTGGATGGTTAAGTGGAGATGGTACACATGAAGGAGTTAATATTGATTCTTCAGGTAAAGTCTTTATTGGGAGTGCAACCCCTACAGGTTACTTTACATCTGATTTAAATGTTAATTCTAGTATATCTTTGGGAGCTACTAATGGTAGCACAGCTCAAAGCATAACACTTAAACCTTGTACTTCAGGGTCATCCCCAACATTTACTATTTCTGGCTCTGCTGCTAGTGGTACAGGTAATGCAGGAGGCGCTGTTGTAGTCAATGCAGGTGCTGGTGATACTAATGGTAATGGTGGTAATTTAGAAGTTAGAGCCGGTCTTAAAGCAGGTTCTGGTACAGACGGATCAGTTCTTATTAGGACAGGATCATCAGGTACAATTACTACAGCTGTTACTGTAGACAATTCACAGAACGCAACTTTTGCTGCGGGTATTATACAAAGAGGTGATGCAGGTATTGTATTGCATCAAAATACCCCAGCTACCACAGATGATGGTACTGCAGTAGTATCTGCAGCCAATGTATTAACTGGCATTGTAACATGCACCCCAACAGCTGATAGAAGTAAAGCTACAGATACTGCAGCTAACTACATTAGCACTCTTGGGCTAGCAGCAGATGACGATGCTTTTGACTTTAGCGTCATAAACTTAGCAACAGATGGTACATCCTTTGTAACCATAACTGCAGGTACAGGCGTAACACTTGTAGGTGCTGCAATCATATCTGCACAGGATGCTGCAGAAGATGCATTTACTTCAGGTGTAGGAAGATTTAGAATTAGAAGGACAGGTTCTGCCGCTGTAAGTGTGTATAGAATAGCCTAATCCCTTATATTTGTATTTATTGTAAACCAAAAATAATTTAAAAACTATGGCAACTACTAAAATAGAAGCTACAAACCGTGAACTACTTGAGGTCTTTAGAGGCCTTGAATCTGTTAAATCAATCAAAGGAGCACGTTTCGGTGTACTCGTTGGTAAAAACTTAAAAGAGTTGAGATACAAACTACAGCCAATTGAAAAAGCTGCTGAACCTACTTTTGAATTTCAAGAAGTATCTGTAAAAATGCAGGCACTAACTGAGTCTAATGATATAGAAGCAATGACTTCTCTTGAAAAAGACAATGAAACTTTAATTGAAGAAAGAAAAGCACAGCTTGCAGCTGTAGAAGATATGTTAGATGCAGACACAGAAGTGTATCTACACATGATTAAAGAAGCTCAACTTCCTGATGAAATTACCGGCGAACATATTGAAAGGCTTTTGAAAATAATTCAATAATATGGCAAGCATTACAACACGCTTAAGTGTACGATCTAGAAACCTTTTTAGCAATGCTATTGGCACAAGACATGATAAGTCTTTTGCTGTTAGTAGCAATGCTGATAGACGCATTAAAGTTATTAAGGAAGCCTCTGGGTCTCCTCACACACTCATAGATGCGTCTGATTATTATTCAGATACTGCACTTACTCTATTTGCATTTGTTAAAAATGTTACTAGTACTGCAAATAAATATATTTATGTAGTAATAGGATCTCAAGTAGTAGCAAGATTACAGCCAGGGGAATATATGCTATTCCCTTGGTACGTAACAAGCGCTAGTAATGATTTTAAAGTGTACTCTAACGACGCTACGAATGGGGTTAAAGTAGAATACTTTGCAGCCCAAATGAGTAGCTAAGATGAGCAAGAAAAAAATAAAAGATACTAAGCTAGGCGCTTGGTTATCAGAAAAAGCCCCAAATATATTGGGTGTAGTAGGAGATCTT